TCGTCACCGACCCACCCTACGAACTGGGCTTTATGGGCAAGTCGTGGGACGCCTCGGGTATTGCCTACAACCAAGACCTGTGGGCCGAGTGTCTCCGTGTCCTAAAGCCAGGCGGCCACCTGCTCGCCTTCTCCGGCTCTCGCACTTACCACCGCATGACCGTCGCCATCGAGGACGCAGGCTTCGAAATCCGTGACCAGATTATGTGGCTTTACGGCTCGGGGTTCCCGAAGTCGCTGGACGTGAGCAAGGCGATAGACAAGGCGGCTGGAGCAGAGCGTGAAGTGACTGCAACTAAACCCCAGACCGGCGCAAAGTTTAAGGCTATTGCTGACGACATAGACAACGGTGGTTTCAATGACCCGAATAGAACCGAGTTCAACATCACCGCCCCTGCTACCCCCGAAGCCCAACGCTGGCAAGGCTGGGGAACAGCCCTAAAGCCAGCCCACGAACCCATCTGTGTCGCTCGCAAGCCCCTGACCGGCACAGTGGCCTCGAACGTGCTGGAGTGGGGAACGGGTGCGCTGAACATTGACGGGTCAAGGGTGGGCAAGGCAGACGGTTTTGGTGGTGGCGCAAAAGGAACTTCCGGCTTTGCAACAGGTTATGAAAGTGATGGTTTTGTAGCAAGCACACAAGGTCGCTGGCCTGCCAACGTAATCCACGACGGAAGCGACGAGGTGCTGGCAGGGTTCCCAAACTCAAAGGGCGGAGCGTACCCAGCCAAGCGAGGACAGGCAGTGAACACATCGTTCGCAAGCGGTCAAGAAACCGAGGGCGGTTATCGGGCTATGGGCGATGACGGTTCCGCCGCTCGCTTCTTCTACTGCGCTAAGGCAAGCAAGTCCGAGCGCAACGCAGGGCTAGACATTGAGCATTTTCCGCTAAAGAATTATACAGAAGCAAACAAGATGGGTGGAGCAGGTGACACTATGCTCACAGGCTCAGGAAATCCTAGAGATAGTCGCAAGCAGAACTTCCACCCCACCGTCAAGCCCATCGCCCTGATGCGATACCTCGTCAAGTTGGTCACGCCACCGAACGGAACCGTCCTAGATCCGTTCCTCGGCTCCGGCTCAACGGCAGTGGCCTGTGTCCTCGAGGGCTTCGACTGGGTGGGCTGCGAGATGACCGAGGACTACTGGCCAATCATCGAGGCACGGGTCGAGTGGGCGCACAGCCAGCCCAAAACTTTGATATAATTAAATTGTGCAAGTCGCACAACTCAGTAGCACTCGTGCTTCTCAAAGACCCCTGCCGTAACAGGTGGGGGTCTTTGTGTATAATGACGGTATGACCAAAACCATTAACACTCACGTTACTGCTGTGATTTCTGCGGCCTCGTCAATCCTGGCTTTGCTTCACCCAGGGTTTGAACTGAACTCAGTTGTTCAGGCATTTGCCGTTACTGTTCCAGCTCTGATTGCCGGTGGCATTGAAGCCCTGCACTTTGTCAAGGAACACACGCTCAAGGCAGACCTGATTGGCGCCAACCACGTTGTCCAGCAGTTGCTTGCTGCTCAGGCTGCGCCAGCCACTGAGCCTGCGGCCACGCCTGCGCCTACGACGCCAGCCGCCTAATGGCTACCGAGGATTCGATTGCCAGTTCACTCCGTGAGTGGCTCGACACGAATCTTCCCAAATTTCTAACTAGCATCAACTCCGAACTTCTTGATGAAGAAGAGTGGAAGATGCCGGTCATTGAGGACTACTGCCTCGTCGTTGCTGTGAGCGATTACAGCGATGGCGGTGGCGGTGTCTTTACGATTTATGGGAACACACCAACGTACCGAGTGACCGGACTGCTTACAACCGCATTAAATAGTTAATGGCCGTTACACCCGTCCAACGGAAGAAGTACTTTGAAGCACGCGCAGCGGGTTTTTCCATTGCCGAAAGCGCTCGCAAGGCGAAGTTCTCTGAGGCCACAGCATATCGTGTTGAGAAGGCCGCGCAGAATCTACGTGCGGATGAGGGCATCGACTCGTCGGCGGCTAACTACCGAGAACTAAAGGCAGAGGCCAAGTTAGACGGACCAAAGCCGTATGACCGACTATCTGCCGAAGCACAGCGTTCGCTAGAAGATTTTGCCTATTTCCGTCGCCGGTACTTTGGTCGCATCGCTACGCCGTGGCAGGAAGAAGCCGGTACTGAACTGGTCAAACTCCTAGAGTCGGACCAGAAGGAATACGTGGTAATGAATATGCCACCTGGTTCCGGTAAGACCACCCTGCTTCACGACATGACGTGCTGGATTATCTGTCGCAACCGATCGGTTCGTTTGCTGACTGGTTCCGCTACAATGTCTCTAGCAAAGCGAAACCTGATGCGAGTTAGGCGTTCGTTAGAGCGAACTATTCCTGAGCTGGCCGATGACACGCTCAAAGCCCGTGGTCAAGCGGTAGATGCTGAATCAACCCTAGCCATTGACTTTGGGCGCTTTAAGCCTTTGGAAAAAGAACTGTGGACCAATGAAGCGTTCATCGTTATGCAACCCGAAGAAAACGGCGCCATCTCAGAAAAGGAACCAACGCTAAGCGCCTACGGTATGGACTCTGGTTTCATTGGTGGCCGTTTTGACGGTTGCTTCTGGGACGACCTTGTGGACCCTCGTAAAGTGCGAAGTGCTGAACAGCGCGAGGCGATGGAGGACTGGTATCAGGACGTGGCCGAAACCCGTCTTGAGCCTGCTGGCATGCTGGCTCTTATTGGCCAGCGGCTTGCTCCTGATGATTTGTACCGTTTTGCTTTGGACATGACCCAACCACTAGAAGATGAAGATACCTTAGATGAGCTTACCGATGATGAGATCGCCAATCTGCGACGAGACAAGAAATACAAACACCTGCTGTACCGCGCACACTACGAAGAAAAATGCGCTCCAGACAGTCATAAGCGAAACGCCGAAGCGTACCCGAAAGGTTGCCTACTTGACCCTCGGCGCCTACCCTGGCGGGAAATCTCAAACCTTATGTCCAACCGTGGCGAACGCTTTGCGGTCGTTTATCAGCAAGAGGACATCGCGCTAGATGAAACTTTGGTACGAAACGAGTGGGTCTATGGACACGGAACTTCGCCTGGCTGCATCGATAAGGAACGCGACCGATGGGAAATACCACCTGGCATCAACCCTGCCGATTGTATGGTTGTCGCCACGGCAGACCCGTCGCCAACTAACTATTGGTCAATTCAATGTTGGCTATATCACCCTGAGAGTCAGCAACGGTTTCTGCTTGACCTTATTCGCAAAAAGATGGAAGCGCCAGAATTCCTTGAGTATAACTACAATCTCAGTGAATTCACTGGGGTCATGGAAGAGTGGCAGCGCCTATCGACCAGTCTCGGTTTCCCGATCCAGACGTGGGTGATTGAACAAAACGCCGCTCAGCGATTCATGCTCCAGTATGACCACTTCAAACGCTGGCGACAACTCAACGGCGTTGAAGTAATCCCCCACAACACCAACACCAACAAAAGTGACGCCAACTACGGTGTTACGACGATTTCCCAGCATTGGCGCTTTGGTCGTGTAAGATTGATGGGTAAGGGTGAAGGTAAAACTCGGTCAATGCATTTGATTGACGAGGTTACTAAATACCCTCACGGACGTACAGATGACTGTGTAATGGCTGAGTGGTTCTTTGAGTGGAACATCCCCAACCTCTACCAGCCTAAGACACGACAGGTACAGGCGTGGCGACCCAAATGGGTACGTAGCACGCAACTAGCGAACTTGAGGTAATGCATGGGATTGTCTCCCGACAACGATAAGGCTGCTGGTCAAATTGTAATGATGTACCAAGAGCGGCGTATGAGCCGTTCGGGTATCTTCAAGCGCATGGCTGAAGTCCGTGACCACTACAACGGTGACGTTATCGTTCCCCTGCCAGAGCTTGACGAGGCAGAGCGTCCCGCTATTCCAAACCTTATCGCTCAGGGTATTGACCAGTTTTCCATGCGAGTAGCGTCAGTTCTGCCTGACATCCAGTACCCTGCGCTTCGCAACGGTATCCAGGCGTCTGAGAACAAGGCGCACGATCGCCGTATGGCCAACCTCGGTTGGTGGGACATGAACAAGATGACCACCAAGGTTCGTCGCCGCGCCCGCCACTTGACTGCCTACGGTATGTCGGCCATCTCAATCTCCCCCGTCGCCCTTGACCCCAGCGACCGCCGACAGATTCCGTTCTGGCGTGTACGCAATCCATTGGCCACGTACCCGTCGCCAATGATTGACCCAGACAACATGGAGCCTACGGACTGCATCTTTGCCGACCGACGCCCGCTTGGTTGGCTTCAGGAGAACTATCCCCAGCAGATGTCAGTTCTGTATCGTGGCGACAAGGGTAAGTCTGACCTGTTCCAGATTCTTGAGTACATGGACGCTGGCGAAACCGTTATGGTCGCAGTCGGCGCTGAACGTCCCGCCCAGAACCCCTACGGCCAAGAAGTCGGCAAGGGTTCGGCATCAAACATCATCCTTGAACGTATCCCCAACCGCGCAGAGGTTTGCCCTGTCGTTATTGCCGGTCGCATCACCCTAGACCGCTTGCAGGGTCAGTTTGACCAGATGCTCGGTATGTACCAGCGAGAGGCCAAGCTTGACGCACTCAACACCATCGCCGTATTCCGTAACGTGTTCCCTGACGAGTGGGTGGTTTCCCCCGCCAACTCACCCACGAGTCCCCGAATTATCCAAGAGGCCGATGGCAAGATGGGTATCCGAGGAATTTTGGATAAGGGACAAATCCAAATAATCCACCCGCAGCAGACGCAGGACGCACAGATTGCTATCAGCAACCTTGAGCGTGCCCAGCGTATGACGGGTAACATCCCGCAGGAACTCAATGGCGAGTCCGGCTCAAACATCCGCACAGCCCGCCGTGGTGCCACCGTTCTTGGTTCGGCTATCGACATGCCACTTCAGGAATACCAGGAGATTCTGGCTAACTCAATGGAGTTGGAGAATACTCGTGCGGTGAAGATGATGAAGGCGTACTACGGCAACAAGCCAAGTATGTTCTTCTTTGGCACCGATGGAAAGGTCACGCGCCCCGATTATGTACCAAACGAAACCTTTGAAACAGATATGTCAAAGGTTGTTTACCCAATGCCTGGAAGTGACATCAATTCTATGGTGGTGTCTATTGGTCAGCGCGTGGGAATGGGCATCATGTCCAACGAAACGGCCCGTACCATGGACCCAGCTATCAAGGACCCAGCTCGTGAGGCTGACCTTGTGGAAATTGAAGGTCTGCGTAAAGCATTGCTTACGGGTCTTGAGCAGCAGGCTGCTCAGGGCCAACTAGACCCCAGCATCATCGCCCGTATCGCTCAGGCTAAGTCACAGCGTCACACCACGTTGGAAGATGCCGTTGCTCAGATTCACAAGGAAGAGCAAGAGAAACAACACGAGCAGGCACAGATGCAGGCACAGCAGCAGGCACCTACGCCCGACCAGCAGCCTGGTCTTGGCGTAAGCCCAGAGAACCCTATTCAGGGTGGCGGGCAGGGCGCACCTGACCTACAGACACTTCTTCAGTCACTACACACAGGCGGTATGGGTGGCGCACAAATGGCACCCGCCGTCGCACAGGCACCAGCACCAGCACCAGCAGGAGTATAACTAGATGCCACGTAAGGGTCGAGGCGGCGCACGCCAAGGTACAGCAGGTACGGCATACTCAAACCGCACCGATCTCAACCAACCAATCTCAACGGTGCCAAACCAAGAGTACGGCATGGCTACCGCACAGCGTGAAGCACAGCGAGCAGTGCCTATGGGTGCCTCGCCCGTAGCGGCTGCGCCCGCACCTGCGCCCGCACAAACAATGTCCAGCGCTATGCGTCAGAAGCCAATGGTTGCTGAGCCTGGCTCGTTGCCATTGTTCCAGCCAACCAACCGCCCCGCCGAGCCTGTCACCGCTGGCCTGCCGTTCGGACCTGGTGCTGGCCCCGAAGCCATGGGGACCTCGTACACCTCACCTACGCCCATCTCCGACACACTTCGCAACATCGCACCTGGTAGCGTTGCCATTGGTCCCGCACTCCAAGCCGCTGCACTGCTAGGGCTGTAATGGCTGGAAACGACGCAGGCGCTAAGGCTGAAGGGGCAATCAACGCCAATCCCCAGTTGGCAAACTCACCAGTAACGCTGGCAGCGCTTATGGGTGTTCCAAACGTATCTGGTGAACACCTCGGTGCCGCTTCGCACTTTATGACCGCTTATGGTCAGTTGGTTGACCATGCTCGCACTGCCGTTCAGTCTGACAACCCAAACGCTCGTGCTTGGTGGCAGACGGCTCTCCACGATGGCGCAAACATCTGGGATCACGTTCGCCACGCCACCGCATCAGTAGCCGACCTCGCGAACTCCACAGTCACCTCTGAGTCATCGTACAAAGACTTGGGCCGTATGGCCACCGAAGCATTTGTCACCGAGCCAGAGCGCTTTATCAACACAGTCAGGACCAACCCTGGCGAGATTGGTCAAAGGACAATGACCGACCTTAACGCCGCTGGCGAGTCAGCAAAGTCCTTGTTTACGAGCATCGTCAGTCCGTTCAACCCAAATAGCTCGCAATTCTGGGGAAACCAGCCAAACCCCTTAATGTCATTTATGCAGGGCTACCAGAGCGGCGGTTTGGGAAGCGCTCTTTCAAGTGCTGGCAAACAGTCGCTGACAGAGTTGAACGCAATCAATCCGGTCAGCCCACAGGCGTTCTCGCAGATGGCTCACGCTGGTGCGATGTTTATCTCAACCGCTAAGCAAAAGGGTCTTGACTACGCTCTTGCTCAGTGGGCACCGATTATCGCCACGTCAATTGCTACGCACTCATTTATTGCCGGTGGAGAAACCGCAGCAAGCGTGGCACCAGAGTTTGCCAAGTTGCAGGAAGAAATGGACGCAGCACAGGCAGAGGCCAACGCCGCAGCCCGTGAAGCTCGTTTGTCTCAGCGTGGCCCTACGTTCCGAGCCGCATCGTCAGCCGCTCGACTTATCACCTCTCCACTCAAGGCGTTCTCCCGTGTAAGTAGCACGTTGATGAAGCCAGGCGCAGACCTGCGCTTAAACATGATGTACGCCATGGCTCACGCTGCGTTCTCTAACAACCCAGACACGGCAAAGATGTGGGCCGCAACTTCCAACGGCCTTGTGGTCAACGCAGACGGACAGCCAATTCAGACTGTCGGACAGGGCTTGATGCAGGCACTAGGCGCAGAGCCTAACGACCCGCTTTCCAAGTTGGCCGGTGGCGCAACCACTATCTACGCTCAGGCATTTGGCTCTGACCCATTTGGCGCAGCCGGTAGCCTCATCGGTCGGGCACGATCCGCAGAGGGTCTGGGTGGCGTTCTGGGCAACCTGTTTGGCGGCACGCTTGTCAAGTCTGCCAGCGACGTGTTTCGGGTCTATGACCAGTACGGACAAGCACAGCAAGCAGTTCGCTTTATCGCCACTCACAACTCTGGCGAAATCCTTCGTGAGTTCTCAGGCTGGTTCAAGGGTGCTAGCGGTCTGAAGTTCTTGGGCGCTCTTGCCCGTGCCAAGACTGACGAAGAAGTTCTACAGGTCTTTGCCGACGCCGCTGAAGCCGGAACGCTTGCTCGACCAACGATGCCAATGATGTCAATGTACAAGGTTGGCATGGCTGCGTTTAAGGACACCGAATTTGCTCGTGGTGTATCTCGTGGCGCATTTGAAGCAGTAGGCAAGAAGTACTTCAGTGACATGATGGCCGCCGACAGCCGGTTGATAAATCTCATGGCAGACGGCATTAAGAACAACTCGGACTTCCGTGTGGCCGACCAAGGCTCTAACGTGTACGCCGCTGGTGTCGGTACTGAAGCCGCCAACGTGCGCCTACGTGCTTCGTTTGGTCAATGGCTGGGTCGCCAGCTCGGTGCTAAGGGCTGGATGATTGGTCGTGGTCTGTCGGTTGAGGGCCACATCCTTGACCTTATGGACAAGAACACGGGCATCATGCTCGCCAAGAATATCCGTGAGTGCGGTATGCCTGGTGAGATTGCCGACAGCGTTCAGGAACTTTGGGTAAACGCTACGCCCGCCCAGCGTTCCACGATTATTGACAACATCAACTTCCATTTGCTTGCTCGCACTGTTTTGGCTGGTATGCCAGAGTCCGTGTACAGCCACCTCGGTTCTGCCATTGAGCAGTTGATTCGTGAGGCAATCCCAGAGCAGAGTGGTGCCGCCAAAGCCGGTGAGACTGGTAGCACTGTCTCCGGTGACATGGACCGCTCATACGGCGAATCAGGTAAGGCTCGTGCCATTGACTCCACGCAACTCGCCCAGCGCTTCTTGATTGACCCTGCGACTGCGAAGCGCACTGCCTTGACTATCCGTGACTTGGTTCTCAAGGCCACAAAGGAAATCAACGGCGCACTGGGTGTTGACGGATCACTTGCCCACCTTGACGAACGATCGCTTCTCCGCATTGCCGAAACCCGCAAGGCCACATTGGGCGATGTTCAATCTCGTGTTGAGTCATTAAAAGCAACGCTTGAAGAAGGTGTCACGGCAACCGAACGCCAGAACGCTGTCGCTCTCCACAAGGCATACATCGGTGAGCGTGACCTGTTGGTTCAGGACCTTAAGGACCTACTTGCTTCCAGCAAGCGTGACGAGATTGGCACGTCAGAGGCTTACGTCAAGTTCTACACGACTGTCCGTGATGACTACCAGAAGTTGCGAATCCTTACCGAACTGGGCAACGAAGCACTCAAGGCGAAGCGTGAACTGGCAAACGAGCCAGAGATGTACCGCCAGGCTATTGCTGAGTTGGACAGCCGACTCCCAGCGGGCACCCCGTTCCGCACGATTGCCGACTTGGACAAGGCTACGCACACACAACTGTTGGGCGAGCGTGAGGCACTGGCTGACGTGCTGGCTAACCTAAACTCGCACCTTGAGGACACCACCCTCGAGGACTATGCCAGCCACGTTCAGTCAATGCGTGAGGCCGAGCAGAAGTTGAGCAAGGAAGAAGCCGAGAAGTTGGCGAAGGACTACGCCGACCACCGAGCCAAGAACAACTTGAGGACTAACCCTTGGCACGTTATTAACGAAGCCGCTAACTGGTGGATTTCTAAGGTCTGGTCGCCAGCTGCCCTGACCAACGCTGGTTGGGCTATGCGTGTGGCCACATCGGAAACCTTGCTGAACACGTTCCGAGTTGGCGCACGTGACGCACTTAAGAGCAAAATCCTGACCTCGTACATGAAGCACGAGATGGGTGGTGGCTACTTCTCTAAGGGTCTTGAAAGTCTGCTTGATGACAAAGTGCTACGGGGGCGCATCCTCGGTGGCACGTTCCACGACATGATTAGGAACCCTGAACTGACTATTCCGGCAAAGATTACCGGATCGTTCGTTCGTGGTTTGGTTGGCATCATCCTTGAAGCCCGTGACCTTGCCGGTGGAACACTCCACGGCATTGAGTCCAACCTCATCAACTTCACGCCCCGCACCGAGCGTATGATTCAGAACTTCGTTGAAGCCTTTGCCGACTTTGACGGACACCTGCCAATGGAAATCCACGGCGGCGCTCAAATCATTGACAACCAAATCCTTACCTACGGCAACGACGCCAATGGCAAGCCAATGCTCGGCCACGGCGCACACGGCGCTGACTACAGCAACATCTCTGCCGGTGCCAGTTATTACCCCGAAGCTTTGCGTCGAGGTGTGAACGGCTTGTTCGTTGGACCAGAAATGAGCGTTGCTCATCGTGCCCAAGTTGAGGTACTGGTCAAGCGTGGTGCTGAGGGACTGACTACCGCCCAGCAAGAAGAACTGGGCCTTGAGGGTCTTATCAAGCGTGGTGCCAGCACTGTCAAGACCAACAAGGACCTTGAGGACCTGCGAGCCGAGATTCTCCCAACTATCCAAAAGCACCTTGCCGAAATGGAACCTGGCAAGAAAGAACTGTTTGAAGCAGTTCGTGAAGATGGCAAGATTGCCAAGAGCGCTGAAGAAATCTACGCTCAACTTCCCAAAGACGAACAACAGCGTTTCTTGCAACTTTCGCCAGAGGAACGGCAGAACTATGTCCGTGAGTGGAACTGGGCTGACAACCTCGCCTACCACGCCACCAGCACAGTAAGCGGTACGGGTGAGGGCGGGCGTGTTGTGATGCACCCCGATCTCATTGAGGAAGGCTACACCGGCAATCTTGGCTCAAGCCGTGACTACAAAGCCAAGGTTGAGCAGATGGAACGTGATGGCCACACTGCACCAAAGAACATCTCTGGTCCAACTAAGGGCGAGGGCAAGTGGTACGACGCACTGATTCGCGCCTCTGACGTGATGCATGGTCGAGTACTTGGACCAATCGTAAACGCAATGGTTCGTGACCCGCTCTACCTGCTTGAGTTTGACCGCAAGATGGAAGAACTGTACCAAGCCAACAAACTCTCAATGAGCCGTGACGAGATGAAGTTGCTGGCGTACCAGTCGGCTATGGAAGAAATGGTCAAGTACGTTCACAACCCGCTTGACAAGCAAATCTTTGAAGCCCGCACTCGCGCCTTGTTCCCGTTCTGGTTTGCCCAGAACCAAGCGTGGCGTCGTGCTTTGCGTGTTCTGGGCAACGATCCAGGTGCGTTCTGGAAGTTGATGAAAACCTACACGTTGCTGACCAACACCGTGTCAAGGATTTCTTCTGGTGGCAACTTGCCTATCTTGACTATGCCCAGTGGCACAATGCCTAGTTGGTTGCCTGGTCTTTCCAACTCATACAACGACATTAACCCCATTGGCAAGCTGGACTTCTCTCTGGGTGCCGACTTCTCCAACATCAACTCAATCGTGCCTACCGGCGCCTCGGCTGGCATGGGCATTTTGGAGAACATTATTCGCCCCTCTGGTGGCCCTGTAATCACGCTGGCTGCTGACGCCTTAAAGGTGATGACCAACTGGATTACGGGTGAAGTTGACAGCATTGCCAATACGTCACGTGGCGAATACTGGAACGAAAAGATTCAGAACGCCATTAACGCTGGCATCGGCTCGGCGGCCACATACGACACGCAAACTGGTCTGTCTGGTCTTGAGAACGAACTGTTCCCGTCAAGCCAAGTTCGCAACATTGTTCGTGCGGGCGTGGCCATTACGGGCAACTGGCGTACCGCTAGTGGCAACTTTGACTCCGTTCAGATTGCCGTGGCAAAGAACGCTATGGACAACCTTGCTTCTAAGTACTACCCGCAGTACTACGAGCAGGACATCAAGGCTGGGGCATCCCCAACGAACGCACAGATTTACGCAACCAATATGTCTCTGCGTACTGTGCAAGCGTTGCTTGACCCTGCGATTAACTCCAAGTTCGCCGCAAACTTCTGGGCAAGTGTTCACGCTGCTTCCGCAACGATGTACACGTGGAAAACGTTTGTCAACCTCGGATCGCCGTTCACTGTCACTATCCAAGACACGTTCTCTAAGGAACCTGAGTACCAGAAGTTGCTTGACGAGAAGTTGCCAGATGGAAACCCCAAGTACACGGCAACTGAGGCACTCAACCTTTACACCGAGAAGTATCCAACGCACGCCTTTGACATCATCTCGCAGACCATCAACGCCAGCCCCGCACAAGAAAGCCAAGGTGTAGTTGGTCCTGGTTTCTCCGTTACCCAGCACACCCAGCAATGGATTCAGAACAACTCCCAGTTGATGAGCGATGCGCCATTGGCGTCGGCAATCTACAGTTATTCAACCGGCAAGTATTCCGGTGCCGCTGCCGCATTTGAGAAGCAGAACCAACTCCGCACCTCGCTGACCACGCCAGAGTTTGACAAACGAACCCTACAGATTCTGGGCGATGACTTCTTGTACAACGACCTGCTGGCGCAGTTCCCTGACACCAGCTACCAGAACTACAAGATTCGTACCAAAATCCTGAACACCTATATGCACATCGAGAACCCTATCTTCGGTGCGTACTACGGATCGGGTGAGGACGGCAAGAAGGCAGTTGACAACGCTACGGCAGACGAAGTAATCAAGACCGCTGGTACGTTTGTTAATGGCGCGTTTGTCCCAGTCTCCGAGTACGGCGACTCGGCTTTTGGTGGCCGACAGCAGCGTGAGCAGTTTGCTTACATCGCCTACGCTTACAAGAGCGCACTGGCCGACTACTCTGCCAACAAGGGAACCGCCGCCTACGACATTGAGCAGTCTTGGTACAACAACTGCACCGCCGAGATGAACGCCAAGAACAAAGACGGCTCGCCCGTGTACTCACCACAAGTTCAGAAGTTTCTTGAAATACTAAGGACAATGCCAGGTAAATAATGAGTGAAGCACCCACCACCCCAGCACCAGAAGCAACGCCGGTAGAAGCACCAGCGCCAGCCCCCACGCCCAACCTGCGTGAGATGGCTGACCTCTGGCACGTGCCAATGACGGACAGCGCAATCAAGCAAATCTCCGGCGACGGAGAGGTTACGCCAGAACGTGCCAATGCGTTCCAGCAATACCTACAGACTGCCGCACAGGGCTTGTACCCCACGTTTGCGCCACAACTTAAAGCGGGCATCCCCACGTCAGCCTTGCTGGAGCCGTACCGACAGGTTGCCAAGCAGGTCATGGGCGACAACTTTGAGCCTAACTTCCAGACCGACCCCAAGGCACGTATGGCACTTGAGGGCAACATCGATCCGCAGACCGGACGGCCAGCACCTATGAGCCTAAGCCAATGGACCGGCCACTTAAAGACTGACCCCTCGTTCGGCTGGATGCAGTCCGAGCAAGGACAGGCTGAGCGTCAGGCGATGCTTCAGCGTATTCACGAAGCATTTGGAGGCAAATAATGTCAACAGGTACTACTGGTTCAGGCGCCGGACTTGGCGCAGGCGTTGGTTCAGTCTTTGGCGCTGGCTTAGGTAATCTTACTAACCTCGGCAACGTAAGCGCATCTGCCAATTCGCTTACCCTTGTTATCCCCAATGACAAGAAGTATTTCGGTTCCCACGCTGGGCAGAAAATCTCAATCCCGCTCACCAGCACTGGCGAACTTACCCTCACGGCGTTTAAGGATGCCACCGACAGCCTAGACCCCAATGCCCTTACCAACCTGTATGCGGTAATGGGCCTTGATGACAAGTCGCTGGGTGCCAACCTCTCCGCTCGCGCCGCTATGGTTTTGCCTGCGCTGGTGGCCGACAAGGGTGAAGTGTCCAAGCTGGACATCCCGCTTCTGTCGCAGTTGGCAATCAACGCCGACAACACGAAGGTAATCTCGTACTACAAGAACGCCCAGACGCAGGCCGACCAGCCGGTGCTTCTGGGACAGAGCCAGTCAGCCATTTACTCGGCAATGGCGAACGCCCAGAACTACCTCATTCAGTGGAACATTGACACCCCTGAAGTAGAGAAAGTAATTACTGATGCGGTCAAGTCGGGCATGACCAACCTGAACGAAGTGATGAACAACATACGTTCAACCGAAACGTACCGGAAAGCCTTTGCTGGTCTTGCCGAATACAACGCTGTGCCAGGTCACATCAAGATGACCGAGAACGAGTACCGCTCGTACAGTCAAGCGGTTATGGGCGCGGCTCAGCAGTATGGCGGTTTCACCCCTAGCCAAGCCCAGATTGGCGAAATCCTGAAAGGCAACGTATCTGCCGCCGAGTTCAACAAGCGAGTACAGGACATTGCGGCTCAGGTTGACAACGCCGACCAGAACGTAAAGGACTTGCTCAAGCGTGAGTTCAACGTTGACACAAACCACCTGTTTGCGTGGTGGGCTAATCCAAAGGAAGCTTTGCCCGATCTCCAGCGTGCCGTGGCTACCGCAGACGTACAGGACTACGCCCAGCGTGTCGGTCTTGGCGGTCTGTCGTTCAAGGGTGCCGAGCAGTTGGCACAAATGGCGAAGATGGCGGGAACTGCGGGCAATCAAGGACTTGGCTACGGCATCGGTCAGATCGAGAACGCTGAACTCGCCGCTAGCCGTGACGTTGGCTTGACCAAGACTCTGCCTGGTCAGAACACTCCGACTGTCGACACGAACACTCTCTTGGCTTCCCAGCTCGCAGGCTTCGGTGGCATCAACCAGACCGCCGCCCAGACGCAGGTGGCTCGTGCCGAAGAAGCAAAGGTCGCCCCGTTTGAAAAGGGTGGTGGCTACGCCGAGAGCGCTAAGGGTGTTATCGGACTTGGTTCAGCGCGAACCTAGTAGCGTAACAAATACTTAGTTGCAATGTACAATCTAAGTAGGTGATTGGCCCTGTCTGGCCGCAGGTGCGCTGGTCCCTAACCCGCTAGGGGTTGCACAACCCTAGTGCGTACCAGCGTGCATTAACCGAATTTCCGCTTTGTTAACCTCTGGCAAAGTGCGTACCCGCAAGGAGCGATTGCATGGCATACGATGACGAATTTGACGAAGAGCCGCAGAACCAGCCGCTAGACCCGAATATTCGGAAGCAGCTGCGAGAAGCAGAAAAGGCTCGTAAGGAACTGGAGCAGATGCGCCAGGAACTTGAGAATCAGAAGCGTGAAGTATTGCTGGCGAAGGCAGGAATCCCAGACTCGCCTCTCGGAAATCTTTTCCGTGACGCGTACCGTGGCGAAGCAGACCTAGACGCAATCCGCGAAAAGGCCCGTGAGTACGGCATTTTGGAAGTTCCCGCTCAGCAGGCAACACCATCGAGTGACATCGAACTCGAAGCATTGCGTCGAGCGCAGGGTGCGACTATTGGATCGGTTGGTGCTACACCAGACCCGACTCAGGAGTACTACGCTGCTTTGGCCAACGCCTCAAGCGTCGAGGAAGTCATGCGAATCGCATCCGGTGAAGTAGGCCGTAAGGTCGGCGTCACCACAACGGGTATGTTCTAAGCCTTTCACAATCTCCTTGAAAGGAACCCACCATGGCCAATGAATTTGGCAACGTAGCGGGTACTGACGCCTACACCGGCTCAGGCACGCTTGATTTCTCAAAGGCAGCATACGACCGACTGGCGTACTTCGCCCTTCGTCCTGAGCTGTACTTTGACGCCGCTGCTGACGTCCAGCCCACCGCACAGTCGATGCCTGGTGCTTCAGTAACGTTCACGATTGTTAACGACCTGCCCATCTCGTCCTCGGCCCTGTCCGAGAGCAGCGACGTGGCTACCGTTGCACTCTCCGACTCACAGGTAACTCTGACCTTGGCCGAATACGGTAACGCCGTACTCACCACCGCCAAGTTGCGTGGCACCTCGTTCGTGGACATTGACCCAGTAGTTGCCAACGTGGTTGGTTACAACGCTGGTGTTTCGTTGGACACGATTGCTCGTTCCGCACTTGACCAGGGCACCAACGTTCAGTACGCATCGGGCTTGGGCAACACGACGCTCCAGACCTCGGTGACCACCCGCGCTGGTATCACCAAGGCTAACAACACCATCTCGGCTCTCGACATCCGTGTTGCTCGTGCCCGTCTGCGTGCCCAGAACGTGCCTACGTTCGGCGGTATGTACGTTGGTTACGTCCACCCCGACATCGTTGCTGACCTTCAGGGCGAGAACATCTCTGGCTCGAACATCCAGGGTTGGCGTGCCCCACACGTGTACGCTCAGCCAGGTGAAATCTGGACTGGTGAACTGGGTGCCTTCGAAGGTGTCCGTTGGATTGAAACGCCTCGCGCTCCAATCTTCCAGGGTTCAGGTGGCACCACGTCAGCTGGTACCTACACCATCACCACGGCTCAGACCTCATCGGTCACGGGTGTCGGTTCGTACACGGGTGCTGCTCCGCAGGTCGGTGCTGTTCTCTCGTCAAGCGGTGCTACCGTTACTGGCGTTGTGACTGTCGCTTCGGTTAACACCGGCGCTGGCACGTTCACCACGACTGGTACGGGTACTGTTACCACGGGTACGGTTCTGATGTCCAACATCGTTGGTTCACCTAACGTCTACGGTACGATGATCCTCGGTCGCCAGGCTCTTGCTAAGGCGTACTCGATGATTGACGGAAACGGCGCGTTCCCACACGTTGTTCCTGGTCCCATCACCGACCGCCTGCGCCGCTACGTGCCGCTGGGTTGGTACTGGCTGGGTGCGTACAGCATCTTCCGTCAGGCATCAATCATCCGCATTGAGTCGGCCTCGTTGCTGGACACTGACGTCAGCTACACGCTGAACGCAGCCTCAACGTTCACTCCTGCTGTTGACCTTGGCGAGAACATCAACTCGTCTGGTGTCATCAACTAGTTAGGGTAGGGGACGAGTATGCCATGGCCTTTTAGTTGCGCCGCCTGTCGCTCACGCGACGTACAGGCAGGGATTGATGAAATCCACTGTCTTGTATGTGGTCGACTGACTGACCGTAATGGTGTACTCGTCCCCATCTCCGACCAATTCACATCGGAAGAATTACCTAAAAACTAGGAGTACCAATGACTGTACCTACTGGCCTCGGCCTCACTCGTGGCCTTGACTCTGCGGGACAAATCCCAGGTCGCTCGTTTGACCGCGTTGCTGCTGCTAAGGCAAACAACGCATCAGCCGTTAAGGGCGAAACCTCAGACCCCTGCTACTGCGGGAACTGCGACATGACCGATGCGAGGTGGATGTAATGGAATCACGCGCTGCCTTTAAGCAGATTTCGGAATACGACCTTCGTAGCACCGCGCCTAACACCATTGACACTGGCATCATCCCAACGCCCGTGACTTCCACCACCACGACTGGTCCGTCCAACCGTGGCATGGAAGCGAACACAAACCGCGATGGCTTCATGGCCCCAATGATCACTGGCATCACTGAGATTCAGTACGCACCTGCGACTATCCAGCCAGAAGTGGTGCCCTTCAAGGTTCGAGAGGACATCTAATGCCTAGCCGTTTTGACCCCGTTTACAGCGTTGACGCCAACCGCGATGGTTTCGTCGTGGATATGCGCCCTACTACTCTGCTTGAGCAGATGCAGATGGGCGTTGACCGCGTGAACAAGCCTGTCGGCAATGCTACTGCGCCACGCCCAGAAGTTCAGACCACTGGTGGTCGTGGACTTACGGACACTGAATCAGCTCTGCGCCTAGGGGCACAAGGCCGAAAGTAGTCCTGGGTGACAACGCTACAAACGTTCACCCCACCAGTTGCATACGATAACCCACCCATCCTGCCCTTCGCAGGTGGGCTGGGGAATCGTTTGTTTAGGTACTTCCCCAATCGCAAGCGGTACATTGCTGTCTTTGCGTTGAGCGACGGTACGTTTGTGCAGGACACGCCCAATGGCCTTGACCCCAGCGGTGGCGTTATTGCCAACACGAATACGAACATCCCGTATCCGTACAACCCTTACGATCCGTCTGCGCCGTACTCCACCTCGTACTACGTGGACTACACCAAATACCCATTTGAGCAAGTAAAAACCACCGTATCTCAGGACCCTTACGTTACTAAAGTGTACTTAGGACCAACAGTGGTTTCTCAGCCTGAAGCCAATGCGCTTACGGCTGCTGGATATGGATCTTGTATAGCATGACCGCAATCCCTCACGGAATAGGACTTTGTATCCCCGACTGCTTCGGGTGCAAGGTCGCATCAGTTGGCTTTGCTTCTTCGGCAATGCCTACCCGCTCAGAAGCCGCACGTATCGAGAAGGATACTGCGGTAATGCACAAAGACGTGGAAGCCTACCGGCGCCTACGCAAGAACGGATTACAGCCCAAGTCCGTCAAGGGCGCAGCTCGGCTTGAAGCCCGCGCTGACTCTAAATGGGAAGTGGAAACGAACACCACACTCCGCGGCGACACAAAACTCGGTAAGCAACTTGATGAAATTCAAGGCGCTATTAGCAAGGGCGAATCCGTCCTTTAAGGAGCAATCATGGCACGTCTATCGGTAGCATCAGAGAACACAGCACTCTCCAGTGTCTTTGTACCAGGTACCACCTACTACCTCTCTCTGCACTCAGGCGACCCCGCCCAGAACGGTGCGAACGAAATCTCTGGTGGCTCATACGCACGTCAGGCCATCGTGTTCACCTCTGCCTCTGCTGGCTCGGAGTCCAACACGGCATCCATTACGTTCACCAGCCTGCCTGCCGCTGCGGGTGGTCTTGGCTACTTTGGCGTGTGGACTGCATCTACTTCTGGTACCTACCTCGGCGGTGGTACCACCACTGGTCTGACCGGATCGCTTCCTAGCGGTATCTCAGTCAATTTCGCCACTGGCGCGGTCACGCTGTCAATTTCCTAATGCCTGACGAGCAGACCTTTAACGCTACTGCCGTAGCAACTTACACCCTGCCCGAAACGCCTAAAGAGGACTAACCCGTGGACGCCCTAAAGAACTTCGCCTACTCGCTCGTCGCTACCCCACCCTCACCGGCCACGTCCGGCACGTCTCTGGTGGTCACGGCTGGGCAAGGGGCGCTGTTCCCTGCGGCTCCGTTCGACGCAACCATCTGGCCCTCTGGCGTACAACCCCTTTCGACTAACGCCGAAATCGTCCGAGTGACGGCTGTTGCTACTGACACCCTCACCATCACTCGTGCGC